AGGCGAGAGAAATTCTCGCCTTTTTTGTTGTTGACAATATTAGGAATGTGTGATAGAATAGGTGTAGAAAATTAATTAGGAGATGATAGAAATGATTGAGAGATTTCATAAATTAGAGGGGGAAATAAGATAATGGTAGATAAAGTAAAGAAGGTAACATTTAAAGATTTATATAATGAGTTTGCAACTAAAATGGATAACAATTTAAAGTATATTGACAGTTATGGTTGGGTAAAATATAATGGTAAAACTTGGTCTATGGCTTCATTAAATGAATTGGAATTATTAATAGCTGATTGGTTGGGTGATGAATTTAACCCATCAGCCGTTAAGAAGTTTTCAGAAGCCTTTAAAATGTATAATACACTTGATATAGATAAATTAAATAGAAAACACGACAGAATAGTATTTACAAACGGCACATATAACATTGATACCTTTACATTTGAGAAAGATAAGTTTTACAAGTGGGATATGGTTACTAATAGTTTTAATTTTGAATATGATGAACAAGCTAAATGTGATTTATTTGTTAAATATCTTAATGAAACATTTTTACAAGAACAAGAGTTAAATGATATAGTAACTGAAATGATGGGTTATTGCTTATTAAATGATTGCAGATATGAGAAAGCCTTTGTAATGTATGGTGATGGTGCAACAGGTAAATCGGTATTATTAAAACTTATTTCTTCTATGTGGGGTAAAGAAAACTGTTCACATATACCATTTGACAGATTAAGTGAACCGTTCTTGAGAGCAACTATGTATGGTAAGAGAATAAATTTTACAAGTGAGTTAGAAAATAATATATCAAATTCAGCTTACTTTAAAGCTATGGTAAGTGGTGAGGAAGTTGATGCTCAATTTAAGTTTCAAAACACTTTTACATTTGCTAATACTGCTAAAATGATATTCGCTATGAATAACCTTCCAACTATATCAGATAAAACAGATGGGATATATAGAAGATTTATAATGATACCTTTTAATAATAAGATTGCAGAAGAGAATAGAGATGTACATTTGATTGATAAATTGATTACCGAAAGAAGTGGTATAATGAATATGGTATTAGATGGATTAAAGAGATTGAAAACTAACGGTGTATTTACAATAGCTTCTACAAGTGAAGAGTTAAAAGCAGAGTATAGAGAAAGCAATTCAATGTGTTCAGTCAATGAATTTGTAAAAGATGAATGTAATGTTGGCGAAGAATGTACTATTGATTGTGCTGAATTATATGATTCATACTCAAACTACTGTAAACAGTTTGGCTTTAAACCAGTAAATAATGTAAATTTTGGTAAAAGATTGGTTAAAATTGATAGTAAAATATTTAAAATTCGTAAAAGAGAGGGAAAAGATAGAAAGTATGTATATGGGCATATAGCCTTAAATTAACCACAATTCATACAAGGTGACTATACTTATTATGTAGTAAGTTATCCTCCTTGTTATATAACCTTATTGACCTAACCAGTTGATAAGGTTATTTTTATTTACAAGGAAATATATATAGGAGATGAGATTTATGGAAATAGAAATATTTAGAGAACCTTCAACTGAAACTTTGACCTATGGTAAACTTTATGTAAATGGCAAAAGATTTACACAAACAATGGAAGATGTTGTTAGAGATAAAAAGATTTATGGCGAAACTGCTATCCCAGCAGGCAAGTATGTTATTAAGTTAAGAACAGAAGGACAAGTACACGACAGATACAAAGTTAAATATGAGGATATTCATAAAGGAATGTTATGGCTTCAAAATGTTCCCAACTTTCAATTTGTATATATACATACAGGTTCGTATGCTCGTGATACACTTGGTTGTATATTAGTTGGCGACACTATCCTTAGAAAGAGAGATATGATAGTTGACAGTAGACTTGCCTATAAAAGATTGTACAAAGTTATAATTGAAGCTATGAATAAAGGCGAAACTGTTACAATAGAAATTAAAAATCAAACAGCGGTATCACAATAATGGGAATTAATATTAGTAAAAAGGTATTTAATGAAGCCTATTTACCTTTAATGGATTCGGATAAGAGATTTAAAGTGGTATATGGTGGTTCAGGTTCAGGAAAGTCTGTGTTCATAGCACAAATGTTGTTATATAAGATGTTAAGTGTAAAAGGTTGTAATATACTCGCAGTCAGAGCCGTAGATAATACTCTACGGTTCTCGGTATTTACATTGTTTAAGCGACTTATATCAGAATGGAAATTAACTGAACACTTTAAGATAAGAGATACAGATATGAAGATACAATGTTTGCTCAACGGTAATGAATTAATGTGTAAAGGTATGAATGATTCTGAAAACATTAAATCAATAACATTTACAACAGGTAATCTTACCGATATATGGATAGAGGAGGCAAGTGAGATTGATATAAACGATTTCAGACAACTTAATTTAAGACTTAGAGGTAAAGATGGTGTTCCCAAGCAAATAATAGTATCATTCAATCCAACATCAGACCAACTATGGCTTAAAAAGACCTTCTTTGACGAGCAACGAGATGATACGGTTATATGCAAGACAACTTATAAAGATAATAAGTTTATAGACGATGAATATGCACAACAACTTGAGCAATTAAAGAAAGACGATATAGTTTATTGGGATGTTTATTGTAATGGTAACTGGGGAGTATTAGACACTACAAATGTAATAATACCAATAAAACTTCTACTACAAGCTAAAACTAATAAGGTTGATAAGTTAGGCGAAGTTATTATGGGAATAGATGTTGCCCGATTTGGAGACGACCGTTCGGTTATATATTATCGTTATGGTAATGTTGTACAAGAACCTACTACCATTAAATCATCATCACTAGTTGAACTATCTGAAATTGTCCTATCGCTATGCAGACAAATAAGAGCTAATATGCCCTCATACAACATAACTATTAATGTTGATGGCACGGGTGTGGGCGGTGGACTGGTAGATATACTAAACTCAAAGAAAGCAGGATATTTAACTGTCAATGAGATTAACTTTAGTCAAAGACCTTCTAATACAACTAAATATGATGATATTACAACCGAAATGATGTTCAATGTAAAAGAAGTATTGACCGAAGAATGTGTTTATATACCTTCACACGAGCAAACTATATCAGAATTAAGCAGTAGAATATATAAGATAACAGACAAGCACAAATACAAAGCTGAAAGTAAATCGGACTTTAAGAAAAGGTTAGGTAAATCACCCGACTATGCCGATGCTTTTATGCTTATGTTTTATAAACCAAAGAATATAATATTTTGTTAAGGAGAGGATTTAGATGGCATTAGAAGAAGGAGAATTAAAGAAGTTACCGTACACATACAAACCACAAGAGATTTCATTTTGTGAGATATATGCGGACATCGGTGTATTAAGTAAAGCATATCATTTAGCTTACAATAGAGATATTGATTATGATTGGAATAGTATGAGTGAAAAGAAAGGTTGTCATACTAAGGCTAATAGAATGATGAAAAAGGAACACATAATATGGCTAAATGATTATTTGAGAAAGAAAAGAATAGCTGAATTAACCGAAGAGTTTAAGGTAGAAAGAGTAGATGTAATTGAACGATTAATGAAGGTAGCGGACTTCTGTATGAAACCACAGGTAAAGTTTGATAGAAATGGTAAACCAACAGAGGAAACTAAGATTGATTCTGCTGGTGCTAATAAAGCATTAGAGTTGTTGGGTAAGACGATTGGTATGTTTGGTACTGATAATGTTGACTTAAATCAAATAAACATAGAGGTGAAATTGAAAGATGAGTAGAGATGAGAGTATTGAAGTATATAGGTTATTAGAGTTAGAAGAAACTGGTAACTTACAAGTGATAAGAGCTATGATTAATAATATATTTGTTAAGAGAGGTATAACATTAGTTGAGCAAACCCTTGTAGATATTGAGTTTGATGATGGTGTATAATAGTTTGATAGTCAAAGTATTTGATAGTAGTAAGACTTCCGCCTGCAAGAAGGGAAATTCGATTATCGGCATTGTCCCTCTATAATAGGACACTTTAAGCCTATTATCTCTCATTATCTCGTTATTCCTATGCAATCCGTATAATTCACGGTATCGTTCCACAATTTAGGTGAGCATACATTTACGATATGTCTTGTGGAAGAAAACCACTTCCACAATCCAATCGTGATATTTTTAAATTTAGTAGGGACACGAATATTATTCGCTAATACGAATTGTCCTAAATAAACTATTTGTCCTAGATTAATGGGCTATATAAACTTTTATTTAGGACACATCGCAAACTTAATGAAATCAATACTTACAACTATCTGTCCCTATTGTCCCTAGTAATATTTAAAAAGTATATAAAATATTATAATATAGAGTATAGTATATATAGTATAAAAATCTAATAACTTTTTGCCACATAGGACGGTTTAATAGGGTACAAATGCACTCTAAGCCAATGAAATCAATGCTTCCAGCTGTCCTTAGGGATATTTTTGTCCCAAAGAAATTAAATGGGACATTCACAAAGTCAATGAAATCAACGGTGTGGAGCATTCCCACTTTGTCCCTAATTATAATTAAACTGTCCCAAATAATAATACCATAGCTGATAGCGGTGTTTTTCGCTATCAGATATGGTTAATCCCATAGCTAAACGAGGTGAGTAATATAGGTATATTAAATACAATGAGTAAAATTGGTAATGTTATGTCTAAAGCTAGTGGTAAAGTAGGACAACTAGGTAAAGTTATATCTAACACTACTAGTAAGATGATAGTTAGAGCTGAAGCTAGACTTGCATTAACTGCTAAAAGTGTTAAGAATAGCGTTAAAGGTGAACCTGACTTAACTGATATAGATATAGAGTTCTATATAAGAGAAGCTTGTATGGACTTAGTACCACCTAAATATGAAGGTACTATGATAGGCTTGAGAGTTAAATATACATTAGATAGTCAGCTATATGGATTGGCTCAAACAATAGCAGGATACATTGATATAGACCCAACAGAGTTATATGATGCTGGTGCTAACTTTAACTCTGATATAGACGATATAATAAGTGCTATCTATGATATAGTAGATAGGGAGATAGATGATATGGGCGACCAAGAATCAATTTGTAAAAACTTTTGGAATAATAGAGAGTTGGTGTAAGGGAGGAGAAGAGTATTGTGAATAAATTATTGTGTTCAGATGACATACACAAAACTCCATTTAGTAGAGATAAAGATTTTGCAACTCTTAACAATATTTTTTACCATTTTTCGACTTTGCCATTTTCACAATAAGTTTACCAATTTACTATACTAATAATAAGGAAGGTGTTACGATGGATATATTTAAACGGTTTTTCGATAAGCCAACTAATAAAATAAAGCAATCAGATTTATCTTCAATAGAAAATACAATATTAAAGGTTCAAGGTTATTCAACTTTTGCTCCTAAGATAAATAAAGCACAACTAATACAATATTATGCAAGTTGTCCTATGTTAAGGACTTGTGTTTCTAAAATATCAGAATCAATAAGTACAAACGAATGGCAACTATTCAAATTACAAAGAGATGGTTCTCGTAAGCAAATATTTGAACACGACCTTTTATCACTTATGAAAACTTTTAATCCACTATTCTCAACTGGAATGGATGGTTGGTTTCTTGTAAATGTTTATTTGGAATTAGTAGGAAATGCTTTTATACACAAAGAAAGAGATAAATCAGGTAAAGTAAAATATTTGTGGACATATAATCCACTTGATGTAGAAGAATTACCTTCGGCAGTTAATGAGTATTGTTACAAGATTCGTATAAATAATGAGCCGAAATTTGTTCCAATGACCGAGATAATTCATATCAAAAATCCTAATCCACAATATCCGTTTGGGTATGGAATAGGGATTGCCGAAAGTTTAGTAAATGAAATACAAACGGCTGATTTAGCTAATACGCAAATTAATCAATACTTCTTTAACGGTGCAATACCGCCATATATTGTTTCGGCAGATATAACGGGTGAGCAATTAAAGGAAATGAGTAATAAATGGTTAGCAGATAATCAAGGTTACTTTAATAGAAATAAACCGTACTTCACAAATACAAATTCACTTTCTGTTCACAAATTAATGGATACATTTAAGGATATGGAAATAGTTAAGTTGATTCAAATGGATTCAGAGATAATTCGTAAGTCGTTTGGAATACCGCCTGAAATACTTGGTGGTGTAGATAACTCTAATAGGGCAACAATTCAAGGTGCAAGGGAAATATATGCACAGGAAGTATTAATGCCGAGATTGTTAAAGTTAAAAGATGTATTGAATGAAAATTTAAGTTCAGAGTTTGGTGTTAATTTGATATTGGATTTTACTTCGCCAATACCATCGGACAAAGAATTACAACTTAATATAATGAAGGAATTTAGAGATATGTTTAGTGAAGATGAAATAAGAAAATTGGCAGGTTTACAACCAAGATAGGAGGAAGATATAATGGATATTCAAATACCAGTTATCAATCCTGTTCAAAGATATAATTTCGATGTTACTAAGTTTGACGATTCAAATAGAACAATCGACTTTGTATTCACAACTTCTGATAAAGATAGGAGCAACGATATTGTTAATCCAAGTGGTGCTATAATAGAGGATTATATGAAAAATCCTGTATTTTTATGGTCGCACGATAAAACAAGACAACCTTTGGGAAAAATAAATAATCTAGTTTTGAATAATGGTAGATTAGAAGGTACAGTTGAGTTTTGGAGAAATGATATAGACCCTGCTTATTGGAGTGAAGCGGATAAGATGGCAGTATCAGTATATGAACAGTATAAGAACGGTTTTTTAAAGGCAGTATCAATATCATTTATACCAGTTGATTATTCTTTCAATAAGATAACAGGTGGTAATGATTATAAAACTTATAAGATAACGGAGATTTCAGCGGTAACAGTACCTGATAATCCTAATGCTTTAAAAGTTGGTAAAGGTATAGATTCAAGTGATATAATAGATAGCATAAAAGCTAAATTAATATTAAAAACGATTAAGGAGAGGATATAATATGGAAATGGATAAAATAGCAAATGAGGTTGTAAAAGGTTTAGCTGATACAACTCAAGAAATGGTAGACAAAGCAATAGAAAAGAAATTTACAAAAAGCGAGGTAGCAAAAATGATGATAAGTGGACAAGAACAAGCAGTAGTAGTAGATGTTGAAAAAGGTTACAAAGACGAATTTGTTAATAAGTTTGTAAGAGAAGGTAAAGAAGTATCTAAGGCAATAGGTTCACTTAATGAAACAACTAATTCAGCAGGAGGATATACACTTCCTAAGAATATGGCAAGTTCAATAGTTGAATTGGCAAAACAAGATTCTCCTATACTTCAATATGCAACGGTTGAAACAATATCAACAGGTAATTCACTTGATGTAGTTGTTGAAGGTTCAACAGGATTTGCAAGTGGTTGGATAGCAGAAGGTGGAGATAGAATAGCAACTCAAGAGGGAGATTTTACACTTGTAAATATACCTGCTCACGAAGTTTATGCTAATCCAAGTACAACAAGAGCAGTATTAATGGATTCAGCTTACGACCTTGAAGGATATGTAGTTAAGAAAGTTTCTGAAAGTCTTTCACTAACAACTGGAACGGCATTTGTTAAAGGTGATGGAACAGGTAAACCATTGGGAATACTTGATGCAACGGCAGGATTACCTTCTTATAATACAGGTTCTCAAATAAAAACAACTGCTTCTGCAACGGCAATAACTTATAAAGAAATAGTAGACCTTGTATATACACTTAAAACAAGATATGCTTCAAATGGTAAATTCTTTATGAATAGAGCAGTAAAAGGATACCTACAAGGACTTACTGATACAACTGGACAACCTCTATTAAGAGAAAGTGCAATAGTTGGAGAACCAGCTACAATACTTGGATACCCTGTTGTTGAAATAGAAGATATGGACAATTCAGTAGCTTCAACTAAAACAACTATACTTTTCGGAGATATGGCTTCTGCTTACAGAGTAGTATTGAGAAATGATATGGGTATGATAAGAGATGATGTTACGAAAAAAGGTTTTGTACAATTCTATACTTATATGAGAGTTGGAGGAAAATTAGTTAATCCTGAAGCACTTGTAGCATTAAAACAAAAAGCATAACAATAACATAAAGGGGTTTGTTAAATACAGACCCCTTATTTTTTTATAAGGAAGTGATAAAATGTTTACAACTTTGAATGATTTAAAAGAATTTATAGGTATTCCTAATAAAGATACATTAAATGATTCTTATTTATTTGGATTAATTAATGCAACGACAATGGCAATAACAAAATATATAAACTTAGATATAACTCCTAAGATAATAACTAGCTTAAAAATAGAGGGTAATGGTTCTCAAAGATTAAGTGTACCTTACTCACCAATAAACACTTTAACTTTAGTAAAGGTATCTGATTCTGATGTAACTTCGGAATGTAGCATTGAAAATAATAGAACAATATATAGAGAGAATGGATTTCAAAAGATTAGATTTAGTGGAATAGGTGATACAACTTTACCTAACTATACTAAGAAAAATGTAGAATTAGCTTTTACAAGTGGTTATGTTATGCCGACTAATTATAATTTTGTTACAGTAACTACTTCAAATTCAGCAGGAGATTTATTAATAACTTCTACGGCACACGGATTAGTTTCGGATACCCAAATTTACTTATATGGACAACTACCTAATAATCTTATGGCTATGACGCCTTACTATGTTATTGTAATTGATGCTAATACTTTTAAAATAGCAACAACAGCTATGGGAATCCCGATAGCTTACCTTACAACAACTACTAATATGACATATAAGATAGTTGATTCAGCTAAAACTATTCCTTCGGATATTGAATTTATAACTTTAAAAGTTTGTGAGAGATTATTTGGATTTAAAAATAGAGCATTAAATACAACTTCATATAAAGGTTTAACAACTGAAACATACCAATTAAATGGTGAGTTTTTTACTGATGAGGAGAAGTATATATTAGATAAATACAAGGCGGTGGTTTAAATGTCATTTAATTATGCTTTGTATTGGAAAACTTATAATGATTTTAAAAAGAATAATTATAATTTAGCTGAAACTGCAACGGTTAGAAGAAAAACTACGGCAGGTACAACTTATTATACTCAAGGTGAATTAGATATTTATTGGACTATTGATAGTATAAAGTGGTCAGAAGACCCTTTTAAAACTACATTAGGTACTACAAGCTCGTATGTACAGTTTCAAATGGCTTATGCAGACTTTCTATTAGCCTTTAATCTAATACCTATTAGCGGTGGTACTACAACAACTATAACTAATAGTGGTGGTATTGAGTTATGTACAACAGGTTCTCCACATAACTTAACTAACACAGATACAATAAGATTTCTTTCTGTACCAAGTCCGTGGACATTTTATGGTGTACAAGTTGTTTCACCAACTACATTTAATCCAATAAATTTAGCAACAGGATTACCAGTAACATATACGGCAAATCGTACAGATACATATTATAAGAATTTGCTTGGTATGAGAACACAACCTTTTTCAGCTAAAAATATATTTGATTTCAATAATTATGTAACACAACCAATAACAACGAGTGAAATATATTCGGCAAGAACACTAGCAAATCTATATTTAGCTTCGAGTAATAGATATTTAACTTTGTACGATTTTAAATTTGATAATTTAAACTGTATAGTAAATGCAAGAGGGGAATTTAGAACAACTCCTGCTATATACACATAGGGAGGAAATGATATGAGTAAGAATAGAACAATAAAAGAAATACAATTAATACACGACTTAACAGGCGGAGAATTGAATTATACAACTTCTTTATCAGAAGTATTTAATAACTTTGCTTTAAAAATGATTAAGATAAAATCAACTAATCCTTTAATAGATACTGTAACAGTTTCAACAGTAGAAAAGAATGTATTATTTAATACAATACTTTACACTAAAGCTTTTACAAGTGGTACAGATTTAGTAATAACTGCTGATGATAATTTTCTATTTAAGGAAGGAACACAATGTAAATTAAATATAACAAATACAGGTACAGTTGGTAATATTTATGTTACCCTATACTTTGAAACTGTGTAGGGGGCGACTAATATGATAAAAACTTATATAGATGGAGTATTACAGGAAAGTGGTGGATTACCACCTACCCCTACTAATCCTACTACTAAATTTCTTAATGGTAATGTAGAGTGGGCAGAAATATCTGTTGGTTCGGGTGGATATGCAAGTAATTTATATTTTACTGAAACTGATTCAACTATAAATCCTGCTTATAAACAAATAAGTTACATAAATCAACCAACTCAAGTTATTAAATCTGTTGTTGTAAACAACTCTGAAAGTCTAATTCAATCTTATATATTTGATAGTCCAATAGGAATAACTCAAATTGATGCTGGTTCTTGGACTGGAAGTTTATTCAGTTATGTTTCAGCTTCAGGGGGAATATCAACACTAAAAATTGAAGTTTATTCAAGAACAGTTGGTGGAGTTGAAACTTTACTATTTGAAAAATATAGTAATGAAATAAATAATACTACTGGAGAGTATATAAAGACTGAAACTGTACAACCTATATTTACAATAAATGCAACGGATTATTTAGTTGTAAAAGTTTATGGTAAAACAACTGCTACGGCAAACAGAACAATATCTTATGTTATTGGAGATGGTAATGCTTCTTATGTAAATACCTCATTAGCATTAAGACACAATCAACTAAGAGGTTTAAATGATGATGTAAACTTTCAACATATAACTGCGACAGATAGAACAAAATTAAATAACCTTAGCGGTACAAATACTGGTGATGAAACTGCTTCAACTATTATAAATAAAATTGGTGATGGTTCTAAGATAAATTCAAATTACCTACCAAGTTATGTTGATGATGTATTAGAATTTGCAAATGTTGCGAGTTTCCCAGCGACAGGAGAAGTTGGTAAGATATATATAGCTTTAGATGTCAACTTAACTTACAGATGGGGCGGTAGTGGCTATGTAGAGATAAGTCCAAGCATAGCATTAGGAGAAACCTCTGCAACGGCTTATAGAGGAGATAGAGGGGCTTCTGCTTATGCTCACAGTATACTAACAAGTGGTACTAATCCTCATAATACAACTTTTGCAAACATAGCAAGTAAACCTACAACGATTGCAGGATATGGGATAACAGATGGTGTAACTTTAGTTGGAAGTGAAACTCTTACTAATAAAACTTTAACTGCTCCAATATTAAATGCCGAAGTAACAGGAACTGGGATTACAACAACAGGAGAAGCTAATAAGTTATTTAAATTTTCAGCAATAGCAAATACAATATTACATTTTTTAAGAATTAGAAAAAGTAGTACGACAGCCTTAAATGTACAAGACGACAGTTCGGTAGATATATTAAATGTAGACAGTACAAATAAAATTGTTACAAGTTATAATCAAAAAATAACAGGACTTGCAGGAACAGGGAATAGAATGGTGGTAGCTGATTCAACTGG